CCAGCGCACGCCGCTGTCACCGATGCGGTTGTCCGCGTAGCCCTGCGCCTGGCTCTCCAACGCCCAGCGCTCGAGATACCGCTTGGTCGCGCCGTTGATGGTCCGCTTCACGAGATAATAGACGCGGTCCTCTTCCGGGGTGTCGTCGCCCGGCAGGACCACGACGTCCTCGATCAGCCCGTCCGTGGAAGCCGTCACCCAGCAGGTCACACTCTCGATCTTGTCAAACAGTAAAATGCAGGCAGTGCCGTCCGCCCGCACAAAATGTACCCGAGTATCAGGGTGGCGTTGCACGGCTACGCGGATAAACCCGCCCGGCAAGCCGATCTCCGGGATGACCGCCGTCAGGTCGTTGGGCACGTAGGTATAGCTGCCGCCGTCGTAGGAAAGCTCGGTCACGCGGCTGGTGCTGCGGGAGACGCAGATGCCCGAACTGTCGATGCGCACGGCCGGGAGCATGGCTGTTCCCGAGTTGGACACGGGCTTCAGGCCGAACTTGGTCTGCGTCAGCGGCTCGTCAAAGCTGGACGCCTTCGCCACAATGGCCGCGCCCGGCGCCCCGATGATCAGGTGCAGGAGCGGCATCAGCCAGTTGATGCTGTCGACCGGGCCGGACCCCAGGCTTTTCTTGATGGTCCGCTGGTCGCCCTCGTCAAGATCGTTGAAGTCATCAAACAGGTCAGACGCGCTGCCCCAGATCGAATCCTTGCCCGCCCAAAAAAGCCGCCCGTCAAACAGGCAGACCGCGCTCGGATAGCCCCGGCGAGGCGACCATGCACCCTCGTACCAGTCGCTGGTGTATTCATCCGCCTTGCCGAGATCGGTCAGAACGGACGCACTCATCTCGGTCGAACTGACATACTCGTTGGCCCGCACGACACCCGTGATCGAGCCCGCCGAGAAGGTGAGCGTCGCCGTCAGGTCATCCGCCGCCGTGTAGTCGCCGGTCTTCACGCCGATCCGGTAGTAGATGATCTGGTTGTCGAGCGTGTCGCTGTAGTTGACCGTCTGGACGGCGGTGTAGGAGGTAACGTCCGTCCAGTCGCCGGGCGTGCCGACCGATCGCTGCAGAGTGACGACAGTGGTCCCGGTGAAGGTTGGCCCCTCAAGCTCGATGCTGAACACGCGGCCCGTGCCGATGCCGGTCACGCGGATCGAGTCGGAGAAGGTGTTCTGCGCCTGAATGCGCTTCGTCACCTGCTGCCCGGCCGATGTGAGGCGGAACAGCGACCCGGCGTTGGTCGACTTGAAGAACGGCTTTTCCGCCGTGAGGGTCACGTCGCCTGTCAGCGCCGATACCTTCAGGCGCACGGGGCCGGTGTTCAGCGAGAGGAATGGACCGTCGTCGGGAGCGTAGTCGACGACCGACCATGACCGGGGCGAACTGGCGCCCTGCCGCTCGATGCGCTTGGGCGCGATGCCGTCGCACGCCACGAAGATCACGTCGCCCGACTGCTCGCCCCGGACGTACTGCAGGTTCGCCGCAGCCCACGGCGTCGGGATCTCCATGTCGCCTGCCGCCTGCTGCAGCGTCACGCTGTCCACAAGGGCGGTGATGTCTTCGGCGTGAGACAGGCGGATGAAGAAATCCGCCTGTGGCGTCAGGGCGATGGAATGCTGGCCCTTCCGGAGCGTGCGGTCCGTCAGGTACTCGTCGCCGCCTTCGGTGCTGCCCAGCCGCAGGGTGACGGAGCCACGGGCGATCACGATGTTCAGGGCATGCTCGACGCCGATGTTGGCGCCCGATACCGCGACCTTGCGGTCCCGGATGGCCGCCTCCGTGCCGTTGCCCAGCATGGAGAGATAGCCGCCGGACGTATAGGCAGACGTGCCGCCGCTTTCGTCGTTGTCCTTCCAGTAGCCGACCTCGGTCGCATCCGGGAACGTGCTGCTGGTGTCCGTGCTGGTGTCCCAGGTGGAGCCGCCGGAGTTCCAGCGGTAGAGCGTGCTCGTCACCGCCGGGCGGGTGATGATCGTGTCGTCGATCCGGACGCGCATGTAGCCGTCCGTCAATTCCACCAGCGCCGTATCGTCCGGGTTGAAGATGAACGGCAGGTGCGCGGCTTGGCCGTTGCCCTTGGTCGAGCCGACATACTGCAGGCCCGGCCGCAGCATCATCGATCCCATGACGCGGGGCATCCAATTGTCGTAGGTCTCGGCTGACAAGGCCATGCGCTTGATGTCTACGCGAGCAAGCGCCAGAGGCGATACGAGCCCCCGGTTCATTGCCAGATACTGGTGGAGAACCTTCACCCTAGCCGATCAGCCGGGTACGGCTGCCTCGGTCGCGCAAGCCCCCGCCCCGGCGGCCAGCGCGCGACAGGACCCACGAGCCGCGCGGCGGGAACGCTACGGGCTTCTCCATGGCGTCCGTCGACTTGGCGTCCAGAAGGGCCTTCTTCATGTCCTTCGCCATCTGCACCCGGTCGGTTTTGGAACCCGTCAGGCGGGGCTGGATGCGCCACGCAAGGCGAAGCTCGGCAAAGCGGGTGAAGTCATCGGGCCAGCGGGACAGGTCTCCGCCATAGTCCGCGTCGTCGGAGATGTAGCGGACGAACAGCGGGTCGATGTCCGCATACCAATAGCCGGCCTCAACCTGATAGGCGGTGACCGGCGTTTCATAGCGCTCGTCAACACAGAGGCCGATGGTGCGGACCAGATCGTCGGGCTGGACGAAGGCGTAGCTGTAGCCGAACTGGGTTTCAGTATCAGCGTCGGATGCTAGTTCGATGGAGCGGGTGCCATGCACCCACTGCCCCTGCCCCAGCACGTCACGGACAAACCCGTCCGCCCATACGTCGTCCAGCATGTAGCGGTGGTCGACGTCATCCGTCAGGCTGGCAAGCTTGCGCTCCCCGCACTCTCGCAGGGCCGCGTTGTAGAGTGCGAGGCGCGTGGTAGCCACGGATCAGGCCGCGGCGCGTTCGGAGATGGGGAGCGCAAGCCACGCCTTGGCCGCGCCTTCGCTGGCAAAGCCCTCCTTGATGGTGGCCTTGTCGGCAACGCGGGTGATCCGCCACTTCGCGGACGGACCCTTCCACGCGATTTGATACTCGTCCTCGGACGGAGTCGCGATGGCGTCGAACTCGGTGAAAGCCAACAAGCCGACCGCGACCTCCAGCGGCGCCACGGCGCGCACGATCAGTTCGGCGTACCAGCTTGCATCCTGTGCCAGGACCTCGATGCGGTCGTTGACGCGCATCTGGCGCGCGACATGCGTCCAGAATGCCGGACGAAGCATGTCCTCCTTCTCGATGGGCTCGCCCGGACGGAAGATCCAGACGTTGCGGGCCGCCTCCTGAAGGGCGATCTGTCCCGGTGTGGCCTTGCCCTTGATCTTGTGGAGAGGGGTGACTTCGTTCTCGTTGCTCACTGGGAAGCGTGCTCCTGATGTGAGAATGCCGCCGCGATACGCTACGCGGCGGCGGCATCCCAGTTACCCGCCAGCGGATGCCGGCGGGGCCTAACCGTCCGTCGACGGCATTAGTCGGTGTTCGTCGCGCTGCCGACCACGACGCCATCGCTGAGATCGACGGCCCCGGGGTAGGTCGAACTGACCGAGACGACCTTGTGCATGGTCAGTGCGGTCGCCGTGGTGGTGCTGTCCTTGTGGTAAACGATGTCGTTCACCTTCATGCCGCGCGAGCCGCCATCGGTGATGAAACCGGACGTATCGACGGCTGCAGTCGCATCGGCCGACGTGTGGTGCCAGATGCGCGGCCCGGCGATGGACTGGAGGATGCAGCTCAGGTTTGCGGGCGTGTACGCCATGATCGTTCTCCTTAGAGGGCCGCGAACGCCGAACCGTCGTGAGTCACGACGACGACGCCGGAGTTCTGGAGGAGCTTCGCGCCCATGAACGCGCTGGCGCGTGCCCACGAGTAGGAATGCTCCGAATTGTAGTCCGCGGCGGTGTCGATCGAGTCCATGTCGATCGCGCTGCCGATGGCGCTCTTGTGGTAGAACAGGCACTTCTCCGCCGACGTACCCTTGCCCGTGAGGTTCGGGTGGACGATGAAGTTGATGCCGCTCCAGCGGAACATGGTCAGGTTGTTCTCGAACGGCTTGTTGTTCACGTAGTCGGCCGACGCGAACTCCTTGACCTGCATCAGGTAGGCCTCGAAGGCCGGGGTGATGAGGCCGAAGACGTTGCCGTCCATCGGGACCGCGTTGTTGCCGAGGATCGCCTTGACGTGCATGACGGTCGTCAGCGAGGCGGTCTGGGCAGCGCCCAGGTCCTGCGTGCCGGTCTCCAGTTCCGCGATGATGTCGGCGTCACGCTTGCGGTTCAGCACCGCCATCGTGGTCTCCTGCATGATGCGGAGGCCGTCGCCCTGCGAAGCGTACAGGTTGAACTTGGTACGACGGACACCGTCATGCCATTCCTGCAGCGTCGCGGTGAGCTGGGTGAGGTTGTCGGCGCGGTACGGGATCAGGCCGTTGACGCCACGGGTGACGGCAGACGCCGAGCCGGAGTCGGCCACGAGGAACACCGCCGAATTGCCGTTGACGTCGGCCTCGGTGGTGACGGTCTTCGTGACAAGGCTTTCGCGCTGCTCGAAGCCAGCAATGAACTGCTGTCGGTAGGTTGTTTGAAAGGCCGTGTCGGCCATGGGAAGCACTCCGATGAAAAGGTGGGGACCTCTCCTGTCGGGGTAGCCATCCTCACTTCGCCGGGGTGGCCCTGAATGTCAGGGCGCCGGCTGCGCGCATCCGGGGCCGCAGCAAGATAACAACTGAGTGTATTAACGAGGTTGCAACCTGCAAAGCTGCAACCTCGCTCCATCGCGTCTACTTCTTCGGCACCTTCTCCAGCAGGCGGTTCAACTCCATGTGCCGGGCCTGCTTCTGTTGGGCGAGCGGACCCTTCCAGTACGGGCCGGATCGATCGCCCGATTCCTTGATGAGGTTCGCAAGCTCGGTCTGGGCCGTCTGGAGAGACGTGCTGTTGGCGGCCGGGGTGATGGTCGCCATGGGGTTGAGGGTGAGCGCTGTGTTCACCAGCCAGCGGATTGCCTTCGGGTTGGCGCCGACCAGCGTCCCATCGGGCATGCGGGCCTGCATCAGGGCATCGCGGAAGTCCTCGCCGGCCTGCAGCATGAACTCGTCGGCCACTGCCACGTACCGCTTGTACTCGCCGCCGAACTCTTCCCGCAGGTCCGCTTCGACGGCGCGCTTACCCTCCGCGTCGCGCTGGTACTGCGCCTCGGCCTGCCGGTTCTGCTCGCTGTAGTACCAGGTGAGGCCTTCCTTCACCGTGTCCTGCGACCAGTTCTTGGCGTGCGCGGTCTTCAGGAAGCCCTCAACAATTGGCTTGTCCGCCTCACCGATCACCAGCCCGTCAGGGAGGGAGGTATCGTACTTGTCGGGTGCCTCGGGGACGTTGTTGGCCGCACGATACTCCGCAATTTCCTCGGGGCTGGCGTCCGCCTTGAGCGGCTGGCGAAGCTGGCCGGACGCGATCTTGTCGCGGGCATGCATTAGGGCTTCGGCCACGGCCTCCGGCGAGGCGTAGCGGTCCAGCACCTTTCGGGCCTTCTCGTTGCCTTTTGCCATATCGTCGCGCCACGTATCGGAC